TTAATAGCCTCTCCATTCACTTTGCCAACTTGTTCCAGTATGGCTTTCAATTCGTTTGCTTCCATTTGTTTAAATTTTTGGTTGATAAAACTCTTTTACTAACTGCACATAATCCACAGGAGTGTTATCAACGGCTCCCTTATCTTCAGTGGGTTTCCCCGGCTGTTTCTCTTCTACGCTTTGGGTGGGGGTAGCGAAGTTCGAACCTCTAACGACTGCGCTACCTTCTATCACTTTTGCCTCAGTAACCGCCCAAAAATACCCCACCTCATCTACATCTTCCTTATTCACTATGTCCGGATAGTATTTATTCCAGACTTTGTTCTCTTCCTCATAGCGTTCATCATTCACCCCTAATGCAACCTTTACATACCTCATCCCTACGGAGTGGTTCTTTACCTTGCCTTGTGAGTACCTGGAAAACATCTCAGGGCTTTCTGCTTTAGAAATAACTGAATCGAATACAAGTGCCTGCGTTTGACCGGCATAGTCGTAACCTAGATCCGTCCAGTTAATTTGTTTGGCGAAGGCTTTTACGTTGTCAGAGATAATTCCCTCGAAGGAAAAGTTATGCTGATTGACTAAATAGAAATCCTTTGTTTCCTTCAATGACTTATTCCAAAGCTGATCAATATGCACGTCACCATGCGAATCAAATAGCTTAGTAGTGTTGATGATAGAGCGAACCTTTATCTTGTTAGCTGTTTCGCTTATTAATTGTGACTTATTTGTTACCTCGTAATCATTAACGAATAATGATCCATAATTTACAGCGTCAGCCTGTTTAACTGAGCTTTTCTTTTGCGCAATCAATGCCGACTTATTCGAGATAAGCCAGTCAATTAATTGGCGTTTGTCCTGAAAGTCGGGTATGTTCATTTCAGTATAATTTTATTGTCTTTAATCACCTTCTCCTTTATCGCCTTCAATTTCTTAATCTCCTCTTTAGTTGGTTTGTTCATCTGCTGCCGGCATTATTGGTGCCGCCTCTTCTACTGGTTTTTCTATTGCCTTCCCATCACCTACGCCTAACTTGAATAGTTCTTCACGGTACTCCTCATCGGTTATCTGTCCATCCTGAAGAAGTCTTGAAAGCGAGTTCACCATGTTAGCAAGTGTTTCGCTTCTGTGCTTAATGTCCTCCTGGAATATAGGTAGATGCGAATAGTCCGCTATGATCTTAGGTCCGTTAGGCTCAGGAAAGAACTTTGAATTTAGTCCTGTTGTCCACTCGTTTGCCTCTGGTATAGTTGTGTTCTCATAGATGGACTTCCTTGCCTGGTTCTGGTTCTCAAACGTGGCACCTTTCTGCCGTGTGAACATCTCAGATGGCACCCCGTAAGCATCAAGTATCTTATTAAAGTCCTCCTCAGTCTCTTGAAATAGGCCCAGTTTGTTAGGGTCTACGCTCATCTGCTGCCATTGAAGATTTGCACTTGAGATAATTACCTGAAACTGCCCCTCTAAGCCCCCGTATTGTTGGTACTTCTTTTGCAGGTCTGTTATCTCTTTTTCTTCCAAAGGTAGCCCGGACCCCACTCCATCGGTGGACCGGTTTGATAGGATTCCCAATGCCCCGCGATACTTTAGAATGATGCCCCTCGATTCATAGGCCATCTTAATATTCTTAAGGGCAGCCCGTAATCCTTTCATCTTAGATTCACCTTTCAGCACGCCTCTACCGTTGGCCTCCATGACCGTCACAGAGTTGTCGTTCATGTGGATGATCTGGTCAGGTTCTAAAGAATATTTAAAGTTGTCCATCTCATAGGTGTAGGACACTTTAGGCTGTTCTGCAAAATTCCAATAGGCCTGGTTCTCTTCGTATTCCTGTTTAATCAGGTTAGGGGGTAAGGTAAACAAGGCCTTTGCCCTGTCCCACGCGAAGCCTACCGGAGTTAACCCGTAGATATATTCATTTCCGTAAATGTCATGGAATAAAGAACATTGCCTCATAAACTCTTTCTGATCCTGAAACCAATTAGGCTTCTTTAGGATCTCAGGCAACCTGTTTATCTCTTTGCCGCTCTTGTCTACCGTCTTTAGTACTCCATTAGCCCTGCATCGCGCCTTTAAGTTAATGACCGCGTTAACCTCCGGAATGGTGTTAAAGTACTTTAAATAGGCTAAATCATTGGTTTCTTCGAATACGTCAGGGCTGACAATAGGGTAAAAGGTAGAGGCACCGAACCGCTTCGGACGCCATAGATTAGAAATTACATTCGTAATCCAGCTACTCAATAGTGTAATCGTTTATGCAAATATGCGAATAAACAACTATATAAAAAAATAATCATTTCAAATATTGACTTTCTCAATTTTTGTTTTCTGTGCTGAAGAAGGTTTGGGCTACTAAATAGGCGTTCTTCATGGTCTCATCCTGGATGATGGCGGAGGCTATCATCGGTACCAATTCATCTTCATCGCCATGTATTTTGATGTAAACATTAGGGTCGTTATCGTATTTCACTATGTAGATGTGAGCCGTAATCATAGTTTAATCGGCTCATGAAGTTTAATTATCTCAACTATTGCAGCCTCTACTCTTTTCTTTGGTTTCTCTTCTATTGTAGTCATTCTGTCCACTAATTTACTATACTTATCTTTACAATCCTCGACAACATGCTCATATGATTTTAGTTGCTCATTTCTAACAGCAATAAAGCTCTTATGTGCAGGACACCCATCCGACATTTGATTATCTTTTAATTCCTTTATCTCTTCCCAAACGAACTTAAGGGATTCTTTAGTACCTTTAAGTTCTATATCAACAGCCACTAATTTCTGTAAGGTCTGAGCAATGATATCAAATTTATCATCATGTTTGTCTAATTTATCTTCTATTCTAGTAATTGCAGATACTAGTCCCTGAATTGGGTCATATTCCATCAGCCACCTCTCATAATACTACTTATTTTTTGCATTATTTTTCACCTAATAATTTGGTTTTCTCTTTACTACCCTCGCTAGAACCGAAAAAGTAATTCATAGCCATACCAAATGCAGTCCCAAAACTACCCAACAATGTATAAACTATTTCTTTACTACCATTTTTTATATCAAAGAAAATCAATAGCACTATCAAAGTAAAAAACCCAACTCCTAAAAACCAACTTATCATATATCTATTGTGGTCTTGTGCTACTTCACCACAGACTACATAGACTTCTCACAAGAAGTAAACAGACTTAAATTTGTAGATGGTTTTGGTATGCCAAAAGACCTAAAAGCTCAAATAGATGCAGGAGTTATACCAACACCACTTATCTACTTACCATTTGATGATACAAGCAACTTAGGTAAGAACTTAGGAACTGGTGGAAACTTTTCTGTAGTGGGGTCGGTTGTGCCTTCAAGCGATGTGTTGGGTTAATTATGAGAAGTAAAACTATAACAACTTTTGACAACCTAGTAAGCTATACGATTTATGAGGATGGTCGCATAGTAAATGACAGAACAGGTAAGCAGCTAAAGCAGTCTATAGGCAAGAAGGGCGGTGTTAAGTGCTCACTATATCGTGTAAATGGTACAAGAAAAAGTATTACTGTGCCTCACCTACTCTTGGCTGAATTTCTTGGAGTTGTTTATGAGCCTAACAAGGTAGTTACATATAAGGACGGGGACAAGTATAACATTCACCTAGATAACTTAGACTACACTGTGTTTAAGCCTAAAAGAGTATACGACAAACCTAAAAAGCGGGAAGGCGTTATTAGATACTGCGAAACTTGTAATTATGAGATATACACCACAGATAAGTTAGATGAGTTTGTAACTCAATCTGATTGTGATTACGGTAAAAGAAACCTATGTAAATCTTGTAGACAGGCACAAAGAAATGTTGCTAATGGCGGTACTTTTACTAATAGATTAATTCTACCTGTTCAGTTACAACAAAAAAGAAGCTACCTAGAAAATAGAGAAGAAAGGTTGGCTAAAGTAAAGGAGTACGCTAAGAACAATAGAGGTAAGTGTAATGCTTTAGCTAAAAGGTATAAAATGGACAAAGAAAAACGAAAACCTAAGTGGCTAACTGAAGATGCCTTCTGGTTAATGGAGCAAACATAAATAGTTGCTCAAGAACGCACAGAGAAGTACGGTATCAAATTCCATGTTGACAACATAATACCTTTAAGGGGTAAATATGTGACAGGTTTCCACTGCCCTGCAAATTTACAAGTAATCCCTTGGTATGAAAATATATCTAAATCCAATAAGTATGAGGTAGCTTAATGACATATGCAAAAGTAATCAACAACGAGATAACAGAGTACAACCGTACTCTCCCATTCTCAACAGAAACAACAAGTTTTGGAGTAGGCACAAGTGCTGAAACTTTAAAATCATTCGGCTATTTACCAGTCGTTGGTACTGAGCCTGAGTACGATAGATTGACCCATAAGATAGGTAATGTAAGCTATGCCATAGGTACTAATGACATCATCAAGACCTATGAAGTTGTTGCGCTAACTGTTGAGGAGATTAGAGAGCGTGATGTGCCTAAGATGCTTACCCCTCGTCAAGCAAGACTAGCTTTACTTGCAGTTGGTTTACTTGATGAAGTTGATACACTATTAGCAAGCAACAAAGCTATGCAGATATGGTGGGAATACTCGTTAGATATTCAAAGAAACCATGAGCATATTATTGCAATGGGTAGTGC